TGGCTGACCGCGCCGAGCTGGCCAAGGATCGGGGCCGCCGCCATATTGGCCAGGAACTTGGTCAGATTCTCGGCCAGCCCCGGCAGGCCCTTGGAGATCCCGAAATCCTTGTCCAGTGCGGCGCCGATCTGGCCCATGCCGTCGGCGAGGCCCTGCGTAGAGCTCTCCAGCTTCTTCCACGTACCTTGCTGCGCCTCGGCCAGTTTCATCTGCGCCGAGACGTATGAGCGTTCGGCGTCGGCAACCTGATTGCGCGCTCGCAGTAGTGCGTCCTGATCGGCGTTGCCCTGCTGCTCCAGCCGGATCAACGCAATGCGGTCTTGCTCCAGAGAGTTCTTGGCCCGGATCGCCGATGACTCAGCGTCATACACCCGCATGGGGTCGACCTCGTAGCGACCGAGCCCGGGTCCGCCCTTGGGAGATGAGACCAGCATCCCGGGCGCTGCGGTGGGCGCCGTGGCCAATCCTGGCGGCATGGCAACGGGCTTTGACTCCACCGACCAAAGACTCGGATCGATCGGGGCCTTGGTCTTGTCGTCGTCCCCGGCCGGCGCGATCGGCTTCCTGTCGCCCGCCTGCGGACCGTTATCGACAGCATTGCCGCGCTGGGCATCCGGCGGGGGCAGGGCGGTCCCGGGGGCGAGCGCGCTGCCGAGCAGTGTCCGTGCTGAGTTGTCGCCGGGCGCCGGAGGCAGGACGGTTGAGCCCGCGCCCGGCGCACCGGGAAGGGTGTTGGCCAGGATGTCGGTACCGGGATGCGTACCGCCTAGCGGTGCAGCGTATTGCGGCGGTGGCGGCGAGGAACTGAACAGATCCTTGATCATCGTCGGGATGTCCCTGATGACAGGCAGATCCACAAACCAATCCGAGATACTGGTCTTTAGGTCGGTGAACCACTGATCGACCGTCTTGGTTGCGCTCTCCCATTCGGACTTGAACGTCTCCGTCGCGGTCTTAGTCGATCGCTGCGAGGTGTCTTGCAGATCCTTGAACTGGTTTTTAGCCGGGTCGAGGTCGAGTTTGTTGACAGCATCGCCCATGTCCTCCCACTGCGTGCCGAAAAGGCGTTGCCACACAAGGGCTTGCTGAACCGGGTCATCAAGATTGCGTAGCCCGGTGAGCACCGCTGCAAACGCTTGGTGTGCTTGCTCGCCGCCTGCGGAGAAGCGCCGTCCCATCTCGTCGGCGTTGAACCCCAGCGCCTCGAAACCTTCCTTGGTCGACTTGCTGCCGTCGACCGCGCGGATGCTGAATTCCTTGAGGGAGTCGGCCACCTTGTCGGTGTCGCGGGCACCACCCTCGATGCCTTGCTTGAGCAGCGTCATTGTCTCGCTGCCGGTCAGGCCGAGCTTGCGGAATTGCGTGGAGTACTCGCCGATAGAGTCGAGCCAGTCGCCGGTTACGTCCAGGCCCTTCTGTGAGCCCGCGGTGATGATGTCGAGTGCTTCGGTGACGCTATTGGCAAGGCCGGTGCGCATGAGTTGGGTCGCGGAATGCGCGAGCTCTTGCGGGGTCTTCTCGACGACCTGCGCCACACCTTGGAGCTGCTGAATCGTGTACTGAATTTCGTCATCGGGGGAGTTGGGCTTGATCAGGTTGTTGCGCAGGGCCGCTTGAGCGACGCTGAGGTTGTCCGCTACGGAGGCGCCGAAGTTGTTGGCGTAGGACTGACCGGCGGCCTTGGCGTAATTACTCATCGAGGTGTCATCCAGACCCATGCGGCCCTGGAACAACTTGGTGGTGGCCGTGGTGGCCATGCCTTCGGCAATGGCGTTGGAGAGCCGACTTCCGACGAGGATGCCTACGGCGGTCAAGCCCAACAGGGCCGCGCCGATTGGCCCGCCAGCGGTGCCGAGTCGGGCGATCGAGGCCGCGCTGCTTACCCCGTGGGTGAATCCGCCTGAGAACCCATTGCCCATGTCGCGGCCGAGCTGGGCGGCCTGGCCAGCCTGGGCGCGCATGCCGTCAACAAGGTTGGTGTTGTTGCGTCGGCTCGCCTCGTCGGCAGCTTCTTGATACTCGCGGTATGCCCGCGTTGCGTCCCGGACAGCACGAGCCTCGGCGCGCCGCGCGTCGTTGACTTTCTCGGTCTGGCGGATGATCCGTGCGCCGTCGGCGTCGCGGTCGCGTAGCCGCTGTAGTTCGGATTCCTCGGACTTGAGTTTCCCGACGGCCGATGCTGCCTTGTCGTAGGCATCAGAAGCCCTGTCGCCCATGCGCTTAAGGGACTTCTCGACATCCTTGGAGCTACCCGCCAGCGCGTTGGCGAAATCGCGGCCGGCATCCTTACCCGCGTTGCCGAACGTGCGGGTGGCGTCATCGGCGACCCGCTTCCACGACCGATGATCAGCGGCGGCACCGATGGGTATCTGCACGGACATGGTTCACCTCCTGATCATTGGTCGCCAAACACGTCATCTAGCAACTCTTCTCGCGCCGACTCGATGAATTCGTTTTCAGCGGAGTCAAGTTCGTGCTGTCTGCGAGAATCCAGCGGCGATGAGTACTTGGTGTACATGTATTCGTGCGGGGTGCCCGCGTACTGGCTGGCCCGGTATGCCGCGAGCTCGTTGTGTGTCTCGGCGGCAATCTTCTGCATGACCGTCCAGTCGCCGTCGCGCCCAAACGGCGGCGGCGCATGGGTTTTGAACTCTGAGTCTTCGGGCAGCTGGTGGATCAGCGACAGTAGTTGGCGGCTGGAAAGCACCAGGGCGCCGCGCTCATCGCGGGTGCCCTGGTGCCAATCAGCGATGCGCACACCGCGAAAACGAAGATCAGCCTCGATCGCATTGGGCCAACGGCACCACAGCGCTACTGCCTCAATTACTTTTGGAGTCGATCTTTGTCCGCTCCTCCAGCTGGCGCTGCATCACCTTCCAGTGCGTATCGATCTGGCCGGGAACACCGCCCGCGGCGAGGAACTTGGCGTAGATGTCCTCACCCATGAGTGCGATGCACAGCTGCTCGTCGGGGTCGTAATCCTTGCCGTCCTTGAGATACGGATAGACGTTCTGCTCGATGGTCTTGCCGTCGATGAAAGGATGATCGACGGTTTCCTTGTCGAGGGCTTTCATGTCCCGCTGGTAGTCGCGGTACCGCTTGCGCTGCTCGGTATCGAGAAACGCCGGGTTGGGAAGCTCCCACATCTCGCCGTCGCCGAGATCAAAGGGCACACCTGCCATGAATCCGAGGTGATCGGCGGCCTGCTCGCGTGCCTTTCTGGGGTCGACGGGGTGTAGAACGTCCTTGGTGTCTTCGGAGCTCATGATTGTTCCTTTCGGGCTGGTGGGCTTGGGGTTTCGGGCTGGAATGGGGGTGGGGCTCACCTGGCGAGCGCAGCCCAACGCCCGCCAGGTGAGGGTTCATCAGGCGATGGTCGCGGCGGCAGACTTCGGGGTGTAGACCGAAGCGCCGTTGGTGCCGGTCACCTTCACGCGGAACTTGGTCGCACCGGCCGCCACGCCCTTGACCTTGACCGTGGTGTTGCCGCCCGACGAGACCGCGGGCCCATCGAGCTCGGCGGGCAGCCAGGTGGTCCCGTCATCGATGGTGCCTTCGGCGACGAAGGTGAACGGATCACCGGCGCCCGTGGGGTCGGCGAACACGATCGAGGCCTTACCGGCGGCACCGGGGGTGACCGTCGGCGGGGTGTTCGACACCTTCGGGGCGCCCTGAATCGTGGTCCAGCCCTTGCCGCCGACCCATTCGCCATCCAGGCCGGGAATCAGGATGCCCGGGTTGCGCGGATCGGGGATCAGGAAGAACGGGTCAGGTTCGAGCGAAAACTCCAACTCGGCGGCGTCGGCGTCTTCCTTGTCCATCTTGGCCGCGCCGATCTTGGTCAGCTTGCACAGCGGGATGGGCTCGACGGTGTACAGCTTGCCGCCGGCCCGGGACCGTGCGCGCACCAAAAGCAGCTGGCGGGGAACGAAATCGGCCTCCAGCGGGGTGCCGACGAAAAAGTCCTTCTGACCGGCGTCCTCGACCAGCAGGTTGCCGTCCTCGTCCTGTAGCGGCAGGTTGTTGCGCACTCGCTTGACCAACGGCTTGAGCGATTCGATCGGAGTGAACTTCACCGTCTTGCCGATCTTGGTGATGTCGTTCTCGATCGGGTAATTCGACTGCAAGATCTCCAGCGGACTGACATCGACGTTCGGTTCGCGCTCGGGGCCACCGGTCTTGGTGTTGGCACCCATGAACAGCCAGCCCTGGTTGGGCTCGGGGTTGCTGCGCCATTCGCCGCCGATCTTGCGCTGCGCGAACAGATCCGGGCGTAGCTTGCCGTCCTCGGTGAGCGGGTTGAACACGTGCGGGCTGATATCGGTCGCGGCGCCGCGGTAGTCGCGGATCAGCACGGCCACCAGTGGGCCACGAATGGCGAACCGGTTATCAACGTCGTTGAATCCGCCGTCGCTCCAGTCAACGCCGGGTATGGGTTGCGTCATGTGACGCTCCTTTCATGGGTGAGGAACCGGAAAGGGGAACAGATTCCGGCGATTTGGTGCGGCACAGCGCCGCGACGCGATCGAGGGACCGCGACGTTTAGATGAAGGACAAGCCGAGTTCGCAGATCGCCTTGAGGCGAAAGGCGTTGTCGGCCTTGTATTCACGCAGCGTGGAGAGCTGCTGAAAGTCGATGTAGTCGACGTTGGCGACCGTGCCGTCAGGCATGGGCACATCCACGATCTCGCTACCGAGCAGCATGATCCGCCGATCGGTCTTGGCGCCCTCACGCTGCGCCTCGGTGATCGTCTTGCCGAAGGTGTGGATCGACAGAACAGCGGTGCAGTAGAACAGGTTCGCGTCGTAGGTGCCGTCAATCATGTTAACTTGGCGGAACGGCAGCGGATCGTCGGGCTTGCGTTCGATGTCGCAGGGGCCCAGCGGTGCGAGGTGGGCGAGCATCATCATGATCGCGTTGGGGGGCATCTGCTCATGCAGCGCGACGGTCATCAGTCGGGCCTGTTGATGACATCGGCGGCGGTGCCGCCGAACGCGATGGCGGTGCGGGCCGCGACGGCGAACTCCGGTGTCGGGCTGGTGCCCCCGGTGCCGTCCTCGATCCAGTGGGCTTTGAAGTTGTCGTTGATGACCTTGGTGTCATCGTCACGGCCCTTGCCCTGCTGCACTTTCCACGCCGCGCCGTAGTCGCCGTGATCGACCGGCGAGATGGACTTGGCGTGTGCGGCCATCTCCTTGCCGACGCGCGCCTTCTCGGCTTTGGCTTGCGCCGAGGTGTGGATCGCCTTGTCGATCTCGGACTGCGGCACACCCAACGCGACCAGCGGGTTGGGTCTGCGATCTGCGGCCATCAGCCGACCCTGCGCTGGCAGATACAGAACACATGATCTTCGTGGCCGTCGAGGTCGAATCCGAGCACCGCGTCACCGACCATGCTGTGATCGCGGTCCAGGTGGCGAATCCGGTGCGCCGATCGGATGTCGGCGACCGCGACGGGCGCGGCGGCACCGGTGCCGTCGACGGCGGGGATATGGCCATCGACGACCGGCAGGAACGCCCACGATTGCTCAGTGGTTGTGGTGGTGATGGCCTGGTTGTCCTCGGCCGTCGACTGCACCTCGAACAGGCAGTTATCGACCCATACAACGCGTTCGGTGACTTGCGGCTTGCGGTACTCGTCCAAGATCGGGTCGCCCTGCCCGTCGAGCACCGGCACATCCCACACGATCGCGAGCCGCTGCCCGCCCAGGGTGTCCATCAGTAGTCACCCCTGGGGAAGTGGCCGCGCGCCTTGGCCTGTAGCGCCAGGCCGAGCATGCGGTAGTGGCGGCGTGCGATGAACTTCTCGACGGCTTCGCGATCGATCGCAGCCTGTTTGGTGCGATGGCCCACTGTCTTGGTGAACGATGAGACCGGGCCGAACTCGCCATACATCAGCGCGTCCCGGGTGACCTCGAATGTGACCACCTTGGCCGCCGGGTCATCGTTGGCAATGGCCGGTTTCTTGTCGCGTATCCAATCGGAGACGACCGTCAGTAGAGGCGCCGCCACCAGTTTCTCAGCTGCCGACAGCGGCCGGAACATGGCGGCGAACGCCTCTACGTCAAGGAAGTCGGTCACGAAACTAGTCCGTGGCCTCGATCAGCGCCCACAGGTCGTCCTTCTCCTGTGCCTCCAGCTCGTCACGGTCATACGTGCCGTTGGCCATCAGCCAGTCGACCAGGACGGCCTTGGTCGCGGCCTTGAGCGGCTTCTTACGAGGCGCATCACCTTCGGTACCGGTGGTCTGGCTCGGGTTCCCGGAATCGCCTGCGGTGGAGCCGGGATCGCCATCCCCACCGTCGCCGCTGTCGGTGTCGCCGTCATCGGTGGCATCCGCCTCGACCACATCACTGTCGTCATCGGTCGATTCGGCCGGCAGCTCAACACCGAGTGCACCGACGGCGAGGCCGCGCTGGACCTCTTCGTCGGTGAGCGTGACGAGCTCGCCGAAAAACGCGCGCCGCCGAGTGCCTGCGGGCGTGAGGTATTCCCATGTCGCCGCAGTCACCCGATGTTCTGTGACCTCGGGCATTACGGGGCGCCCTTCAATCCGGTCACCTTCTTGACCGCGTACGGGTCAGTGACGCCCATGATCGGCAGCACCGAAGACTGGACCCAGTTCTGCTTGGTCTTGGGCTCGCGCCAGGTCTCGGTCGAGAGCATCTGCTCGTAGTCCAGGAACCCGACACCGCCACGCACACCCGCGAAGGCGCTGCCATTGGGCACCCGGTTGGTCCGGAACATCGAAATATCGGCGTCGGCCAAGATCTGCGGCAAGTCCGGGCCGTAGGCGATACGCAGGTCCGCGTACTGCACGGGGTTGACGACCCACACGTTGTAGACGTAGCCCAATTCCTCGACATCGGCGGCCAGCTGCGCGGCGATGATGTCGGCGAATGGCCGGGCGTTGTTCGGGGTCGGGTTGTTGCCGGTCAGGGTGACGTTGCCCCAGTCGTGTCCGGGGATGACACCCGCGCCGCCGAGGCTGGCGATAACGGCCTCCAGCACGGCCACGGNGTCCCGGGTGACCTCGAATGTGACCACCTTGGCCGCCGGGTCATCGTTGGCAATGGCCGGTTTCTTGTCGCGTATCCAATCGGAGACGACCGTCAGTAGAGGCGCCGCCACCAGTTTCTCAGCTGCCGACAGCGGCCGGAACATGGCGGCGAACGCCTCTACGTCAAGGAAGTCGGTCACGAAACTAGTCCGTGGCCTCGATCAGCGCCCACAGGTCGTCCTTCTCCTGTGCCTCCAGCTCGTCACGGTCATACGTGCCGTTGGCCATCAGCCAGTCGACCAGGACGGCCTTGGTCGCGGCCTTGAGCGGCTTCTTACGAGGCGCATCACCTTCGGTACCGGTGGTCTGGCTCGGGTTCCCGGAATCGCCTGCGGTGGAGCCGGGATCGCCATCCCCACCGTCGCCGCTGTCGGTGTCGCCGTCATCGGTGGCATCCGCCTCGACCACATCACTGTCGTCATCGGTCGATTCGGCCGGCAGCTCAACACCGAGTGCACCGACGGCGAGGCCGCGCTGGACCTCTTCGTCGGTGAGCGTGACGAGCTCGCCGAAAAACGCGCGCCGCCGAGTGCCTGCGGGCGTGAGGTATTCCCATGTCGCCGCAGTCACCCGATGTTCTGTGACCTCGGGCATTACGGGGCGCCCTTCAATCCGGTCACCTTCTTGACCGCGTACGGGTCAGTGACGCCCATGATCGGCAGCACCGAAGACTGGACCCAGTTCTGCTTGGTCTTGGGCTCGCGCCAGGTCTCGGTCGAGAGCATCTGCTCGTAGTCCAGGAACCCGACACCGCCGCGTACACCCGCGTAGGCGCTGCCATTGGCGACGCGGTTGGACCGGAACATCGAGATATCGGCGTCGGCCAGGATCTGCGGCAAGTCCGGTCCGTAGGCGATGCGCAGGTCCGCGTACTGCACGGGGTTGACGACCCACACGTTGTAGACGTAGCCCAATTCCTCGACATCGGCGGCCAGCTGCGCGGCGATGATGTCGGCGAATGGCCGGGCGTTGTTCGGGGTCGGGTTGTTGCCGGTCAGGGTGACGTTGCCCCAGTCGTGTCCGGGGATGACACCCGCGCCGCCGAGGCTGGCGATAACGGCCTCCAGCACGGCCACGGTGCGCTGATTGATCTTGCGCACCAGCGTGTTCGCCAGCTGTGTGGTCAGGCGGTCCATCTGGGCGCGGTCGTTGCGCCGGATCGCCTCATCGGACATCCAGAACTTGCCACCCCAGTCCTCGGACTTGGCGACCTCGGGCTGCGTGCGCTCACCCTGCACGATCGTGTACTCATCGGACGGGCCGCGCTGTTCCACATCGTTCTTGGTGTACAGCTCGTTGATGCGGATCACGTCGTAGATGATCGCCCCGGCGGTGGTGCTCGCCCCCGAGGACGAAAACAGTTCCGGGGCAATGAACTTCTGCAGCGTCAGGTCCGAGAGCCGCTTGGTGATCCGGCCGGGCTGCTTATATGCCAGGTCGACCGAGATCTTGTTGTCATTGATGACCGGCGCACCCAGCGGGTACGCGACGGGAGATGTTGTCATGGTGGGTAGCCCTTTCCTAGTAGAGGCTGATCTCGGCGTCGGCGCCATCGGTGGCCGCGGACAGTGCGTAGCCAACGGCGACGCCGCTGGCGAACTTCTTGGCCTTGCCGGCCGTGCCGACCTCGACCTCATCGAATGCGGCGAGCGCGCCGTCGGCGGTCACGTAGGTGACACGCGAATTGCCCCGCGCCACACCAACAATGTCGCCGCTGGCCGCGTCGTACTTGGAGACGCCGCACACCCGGCCCGCCGCATCAGCAGGCGCCACGGCGATGTTGCCGGTGGCGGTGCGGTTGCCGCTGATCTTGAGGAACCGCTTACCGGTGACGGCAGCTGTGGCGCGGCCGGTGATATCGCGGCCGGGCTCGTAGACGCCCACGTTCTCGTTGGTCATGATCTATTCCTTCCCTTCCGAACTCGGCGCGGTGGGCGCGGAGTCAAACCAGCTCAGGTCATTGGGCACCGGACCGTCTGCGGGCTGCGTCGAATGCCCCGTCTCGGCCAGGGGGATCAGCCCGGGTGCCAGCGCGGCCAGCACGGCGGTGTGGCCCTCGCGGTCGGCGGCGAGCGCCTGCAAGTGGTGCTCGCGACGCGCCGGGGCGACCTTGCCGTCGGCGATGGCCTGATCGACCACACGCTCGTCACCCTCGCGCAACTGCTGTGCGCGCGCCTCGGCGCCCGCCTGCGCGGCCGCAACGGTGGCCTCGTACTGGGCCCGCTCGACCACCGTCAGGCCCGCCTTCGCGACCAGCGCGGTCGCCTGCTCCAAAGTCGGTGCAGCGGGCGGGGTTTCGTCACTCTCCTGGCCGTCGTCGGCACGCTCTTCGAGCGCTTCGGCGGCAGCAGACAAAATGGTCTCGTCGTCGGCGTCGGCATCGATACCGAGCAGCTTGGCGAGGCCCTCATTCAGGGTTGCCACAATGGGCTCCTTTCCTCTGTTGACCTCGCCCTTCTCGGGCCGAGGGGTCTTGTTGTGCACCAGCGGAATTCGTGGCGCAGGCGCGGACTGGCGTCCGGCATAGCGGAACGCCGACAGATCGAACACCGATGCACGCGCGGCGGCCGAATTGGAGTCAGGCTCGGGTAGCTCGACGACACGATCGGCCAAACCGGCCTCGACCGCTTCGTCGGCGAGCAGCCAGGTTTCCTCGGCCATCACGTCGAGCCAGTCCTCGACAGTGCCCCCTGCCCGGTCGGCGTAGATCTGCGCAATGTTGGTGTTGTGCTGGGCCAGTCGCGCCGCGCTCTTCTCCATGGCGCGGGCATCTCCGACACACACCGCCCAGGCGTTATGCACCATCATCTGGCTGTTGCGGTTCATCACGATCTCATCGCCCGCCATCGCGATCACCGAGGCGATCGAGGCCGCGAGGCTGTCGACCACGACGGTCACCGTGGCGGGGTGATCACGTAGCGCGTTGAGAATGGCGATGCCGTCGAACACCGAGCCGCCGGGGNAGGTTTCCTCGGCCATCACGTCGAGCCAGTCCTCGACAGTGCCCCCTGCCCGGT